ACGAGAAAGCATCTCGCATCGCTAAGTTGTTAGAAGTTGCAATGTGGCAAGGTGATACCGCTACATCTAACACTAATCCTAACACTAACCGCTTTGATGGTTTCACTAAAATCATTGACGCTGCTTCTGCTTCAACAATCGCAGGTAACACTTCAAGTGCTACTGCAATCACCGTTGCAAACATCGAAGGTTTAGTTGACGATATGTACAATGTAATTCCTGCTGACATTGCTGAGTCTGACGATTTAGTATTGTTCGTAGGTATCGACACTTTCAAGAAGTACACTACCGCTCTTCGCAATTCTAACTTGTTCCACTACGCTGCTGATGCAGAAGGTATGGAGATTGTTATCCCTGCAACCAACGTGAAAATGATTGCAGTTGGTGGATTAACTTCAACTAACCGTATGTTCTTGGCTCGTTTGAACAATATGTTCGTAGGTACTGACCTTGCAAACGAAGAGGAAAATTTCCGCTTCTGGTTCTCACAAGACAACGACATTGTACGTTTCCGTGCAACAATGAAGTACGGGGTACAGATTGCATTCCCAGACCAATTAGTTCAATTCAAATTAGCATAAGGAGGTAACCAATGAGTTGTGCAATAAATTTAACTCAAGGTTTCGCTCTCGATTGTAAAGATTCAGTAGGAGGTATTAAGTCTATCGCTTTGATAGACTTTGCCTCTACTGGTTTCACAGTTGCAAGTGGCGAAGTTACTGCCACATCCGTAGCAAGTGGTGACGTTTATACCTACGAATTGCCGAAAGGCGTAGGAAGTATGACCGTAACTACTAACGTAAGTGCTGAGAATGGCACAGTATTTAATCAAACTGACGTAGTTGGAAGATTGCGTAAGTTGTCAACTGCAAAACGTAACGAGTTGAAGTTGTTAAGTCAAAGCAGAGTATTTGCTATTGTGCGTGACAACAACGATGGTTACTATTTAGTTGGGAAGGAATACGGTTGCGATGTAACGGCAATGACCAGCGAAACGGGTACTGCTATGGGTGACCTTAACGGCTACAATTTCACATTGTCAGCAATTGAGGCAGAACAACCCTACAAACTACAAGGAAGTGTAGTTACTGCTTTAGGAATTTAAGTGGTGTTTTCATAGTTTAATTAAAGGGGTGGCTTCGGTCACCCTTTTCTTTTTATCGCTACGCTCAATTGTTTTGCCAATTTGATGATTTTATTAATTATAAGTAGATGCTACAAATAATTAAAGGAGAGACAAAGTTTTGGTACTTGACGTTGACTGAAAAGACAACAATAGCCAATCCTACTTATTTATTTAGCATAACTCAACGCCAAACCAATACTACAACTAATTTTATACTTGCCGATGTAAGTGCTTATACGGATAGGTACAACAAGTTTAGCGTAACGGAAGGAAGTACATTTGAGGTGTATAGCGGTGAATTTATGTACAAGGTATATGCACAAACCTCTCCAAGCAATTTAGACCCAAGTTTAGCAGACGAATTAGTGGAAGAGGGCATTTTAAAAGTTAACCCAATATCTGCAAGTGACGTATTTTATACGCCTAACTAATGGAGAAGATTTACGTTATATCGCAATTTGAAGAGGGTGACATTATAACTCAAGACGGATTCCTTTTAACTACTCAAGGAAGTTTTGCTACTATTGACTTAATCACTCAAAGTGGTGATGTTTTGCTTACTCAAAGCGGTGACATTTTAGGCGGTCGAGTGTATGACCATTTAGATGTATCAAATATTGGTTATCGTACTTTAGCAAACATAAATACATTTATAAACTACGTTGACAACAATAAAATTAACGCAGTAACTGTGAGCAGCAAATTATACAACCCAAGCATAACAGAGAAAATATATGGCAACTAAGAAAATAACCGATTTAGTAGAATTAACGAGTGCTGCAAGTGGCGATGTTTTGCCGATTGTAGATATAAGTGATGATATAACCAAGAAAATAAGTGCTTCAAATCTTTTAGCAACCAAGCAAGATACCCTTGTATCGGGTACAAACATAAAGACCATCAACTCTACGTCAATTTTAGGAAGTGGGGATATAGCAATATCTGCATCGCCAAGCGGTGGTGCGGGTGCAATTCAGTTCTCTGATGGGTCAGCGTTTGCAAGTGATACTACCAATTTATTTTGGGATAACACAAATAAAAGATTGGGGATTGGTACGAATGCTCCAGGAAATACTTTACGGGTAGTTGGCTCTTCTCGCTTGAATAATATTTATATAGGTCAAGTAGGTAACACTGTAATAAGTAACACTAATTCAGATACTACGATAAATCTAAATAATGGCGTTGCAATTGCTGGTGGCTCTTCTATTACCCCCACCGCCCGTCTACAAGTCAAAGGCAGCGGCTCAACATCAGCGACAACATCTTTGTTGGTGCAGAATAGTGCGGGTACGGAGTTGTTTAAAGTTAGGGATGATGGATTAACAAGCACAAGGAATAATTTGTTATTTTCATTAACTTCTGCCCTAATAGATGGAGAGGCTTGGTATAGGTCAGCAAATAATGCAAGCGTCAATATGTATGGCGATGGAGCGGCTTCAAGTGGTGTTCGTGTTACGGGTTCGGCTTACAGTAATGGTGCTTCTCAAGTTCAAATAAAGGGGGCTACAAGCATTTCGAGTGGACTAAATCAGCCTAATGCCTCTGCTCAATTAGACATTCAATCCACCACGCAAGGCTTCCTCCCACCCCGAATGACAACAACCCAAAAGAACGCTATATCTACACCCGCTGCGGGATTGCAACTTTGGGACACAGATACTTCCTCTTTGCAAGTTACAAATGGCACGGATTGGTTTGGCGTTGGTTTTGGTAGTGGTGGTATTGGCACAAACACGGCAGTAGGTAATAGTGCTTTAGATGCAAATACTACGGGTACAAGTAATACGGCAGTTGGTCAAGCCGCTTTAGGAGCAAATACAACGGGCACGGGCAATACTGCTATTGGAGATAGTTCATTAAAGGATGTCGCAACGGGTAGTAACAATACTGCTTTGGGTTGGCTTTCTTTATTTTCTAATAAAGCCTCAAATAATACCGCAGTAGGTTTTGAAGCAGCAAGAAACAATTTCTTGGGTACGGGCATAACCGCAATCGGGTATCAAGCGTTGAGGAATAGTACGGGTGGGAATAATACGGCAGTAGGTCAAAGTGCGTTGGTTGCCAATACTACGGGTAATTCTAATACGGCAGTCGGTGCTAATGCACTTCAAGATAATAATACAGGTTTTTTTAATGGTGCAGTAGGTCAACAAGCGTTAGAAAGAAATACTTCGGGAGCAAACAATAATGCATTTGGCTTTAGAGCGTTAAGACTCAATACTACGGGGTCAAATAATATGGCGATAGGTCAAAGTGCTTTGCTTAACAACACCGCTTACAACAACACAGCCGTAGGTTACGAATCGGCAACGAGCAACACCACAGGCACAAGCATAACTGCGATAGGTTATCAGGCGTTGAGGTTGAGTACGGGTAATAATAATACCGCATTGGGATTCCAAGCTGGTGACAATATCACAACGGGTGCTGGTAACGTGTGTATCGGTAGTGGTGCTGAACCTGAAAATGCAACTGATTCTAATAAATTTGTCGTGGGTACGGCAGCCGTAAACGCTGGTGCAGTAACAACCGAAACAATAAGTGCCGATACTACTTGGACAGTCAGAATAAACGGAGCAAATTATAAAATACCAATGTTAGCAATATGATAAACTATTCAATAATCATTAACTCAATGTCTACTATTGACACCGCAACGGAGTCTAAATATGTAGTGCAAATTAACTACACCTACAAAGGTGTTGAAGGAGAGTATTCATCCGAAATTAACAACTCACTATTTTATGAAGTTGAAGAGGGTACATTTGTACCTTACGCTGACTTAACACAAGAAATTGTAGATGGTTGGATTAAATCTTCACTTGGTGAAAGTGGCGTTGAAAATTACGAGATGTGTATTGCCGACCAAATAGCAATGCAAATTAACCCTCCCGTATCACCTCAAATAACACCTTTACCGTGGTAATATTATGAAAGCAATAAAAATAAACACAAGTGTAAATTTATCTTCGGGCATTACTTTGCCAAGCGGAGCAATCGTAGTAATCGCAGAAGGTTACACCGATGTAAAATCAACTAAAGACGGGTTTATCCCATCTCAAATCGCAACCCTTTTATTTGCATCTTTGGAGGCATTACAAAGCGGTAAGGTTAGCATCAATGACGTAGCCGACTACACACCCGTATTTTCGGGATTGCAGTTGTCCATTGCAGACTATCAAACCAAAACTGCCGAGCAACTTTTAGTTGATACCGTAGAGGAGCAATTGATTGCTATTTATGGTGCTGACAACATCGAAGAAGTAGAATTATAATTGGAGCAATGAAATTAACCGATAATACCGCAAACGCTTTGGCAACGACATCCTTTGTTAGTTGGTTATCGTCTATTTCGACTTTATACAACCCTATCATTTCGGCATTGGGCGGTATTATCGCAATCGTTACGGGCATTATGGGCGCGGTTTACTATTACAAAAAACTACGCAAATGAAAGAGATAAAAGAGCGCATATTTTCTAATTGGAAAACCACTACGTTAGGTTTGGGTGTGCTTATAATTGGTTTGGCATTGGTATATTTAGAGAAAGCAAGTTTGGCAGAGTTAACCGCATTCATAAGCGGTGCATTGGTACTATTAATTTCAAAAGATGGAAAATAATTTCATACGAATCAATTTTGCTGAAAGCAAGATACCTATATTTAAGGAGAATAAGAGCAAAGGCTTTTTGACCTACGGAGAGGATAACGCCTATCCGCAAATGTTGATTAACCTATACAACTCATCTCCTAAGCACGGTGCTATTGTAACGCAAAAAGCGGCATATATCGCAGGTGACAAAACAGAGGTAATAGGAAGCAACACCGAAGAGATAGCAAGAGCCAACGACTACCTGGCAAACATTAACGCTTACGAAGATTTTGAAACGCTTAAAAACAAAATAGCGCAAGACCTTGAGTTGTTTGATGGCTTTGCTTTAGAAATCATTTGGAACAAGGCGAAAACTTCAATCGCTGAAATTTACCATCTACCTTTTCAGAATGTGCGCATCGGCTTAGAAGGTAACTATATGTACTCCGATGATTGGGCAAATAGAAGAGCAGACATACAACAGTATTTCCCTTTTAACCCTCGTACTCGTGAGTCAAAGCAAGTGTACTACTTCAAGATGTATCGTGCAGGTTGTGGCGAATACCCGACCGCACCATATCAGTCAGCGTTAAAGTACATCGAGATAGATACGGAGATTGCAAATTTCCACCTTAACTCGATTAAAAGCGGATTCTCGGCGCAGACCTTAATCCAACTTTTCAAAGGCATCCCGACACCAGAAGAGATGCGCAACACAATAAAGAGATTTAAAGACAACTTTAGCGGTACGGACAACGCAGGTTCTATCATCATTCAATTCAACGAACCTAACGAAACGCCAAGCGTAGTAAACAACTTAGCACCGAGCGACTTCGACAAGATGTTTATGCAGTTGAACGAGCAAGTGCAAGAAGAGATATTGATGAGTCACCGTGTTACTTCGCCTATGCTTTTTGGTATTAAAACAGAGGGTCAACTTGGAGGTCGTAGCGAATTGATTGAAGCATACGAAGCATTCCAAACGTCTTACATCGAGCCACGACAAAACCAAATGGATAGAGCGTTAACCTCTATTTTCAAATACATCACACCCGTTAAACTTGTAACTAAAAATAAGCCTCCTATCGGTGTTGACTATGTAGAACTATTTGAGAAGGGTATCATAGACAGAGATGAGGCTCGTAAAGAGTTAGGTATGACGATGAGCGTTCAGATGTCTTCTGCCAAATGCAATTGCGGTGATAACCCTTTTGGTTGGGACGATGACAAAGATTTAGAGGTATTCTCAAAATTCGGAGAAGATGCAAGTAAATTTGAAGCAGTACCGATGCAGTTCGGTGCAGGGTTACAAGCAATGATTTTGCAATGGCTTTACTCCAATCAAGGCATAACTTTAGATGTCCTTGCAAACAACATTAACAAGCCCGTAGAAGAACTACAAGCAGAAGTTGATATGATGGTAGAGCGTGACCTTATTAGGGTCGTAGATGGTATTATAGAGATTTTGCCAAATGGTATAGATTTACTTGATGATAGTAACGTAGGGACGGAAATTGTAACACGTTACACTTATCAAAAAGCACCTGGTATCAGCGGTGGTAGAATCATACCTACAAGTAGAGATTTTTGCAGAAGGTTGGTTTCTTTGAATCGTGTGTATACTCGTGAGGACATTGACCAAATTAGCAACATATTAAAAGCCGAATACAACGACCCTACCTATGACGCTTGGAGAAGGCGAGGCGGTTGGATGACTATTAAAGGAAGTTCACCTGCTGCTCACGTTCCGTATTGCCGTCACATT